CGTCACCGCCGATCGCAGGGATCAACACCCCATCATCAGGAGAGGCAGAGTCTGCACCCTTAAAGGACAGCCCCAAGGTTTGCCCAAGGATGCGCCAGTCTTCCAGGGACAGCAGGTCGGTGCGTGTTAGGCCAAGCAATCTAAAGGCCGCTGAGTGCAGGGTCCGGAACCAAGGCAGTTGTTTAGGCTCAAGGTTAAACCTAGCACAGGCGCGGTCCTGTGCTTCTTGCACAGCCTTCTTAGTGAAGGACATGAAGCCGATCTCCTCGGGCCGTGTGCCTTGCTCCAGTGCATCCTCGACCATCTGCATAAGGGTGTGGGTTTTACCGCAGCCTGGTGGACCTAGGAGTAGCTTATCAGTCTTCAAGGTGCTTGCCCCGTGGACGGTCTTTCAACCAGTCGCGCACCTCTTGCTCGACCCACCGGCTGGCAGTATTCTTAGCGCCATCGTTCTCACCCAGGATAATAGGTTTAGGAAAGTCACTGTTGCTGACCCACTTGTATATAGTGGACCGCGATACACTTAACCAATCGCTGAGTTCCGCGATACGCATAAGCTTTTCATCAGAAGGGAATGTCATTGTCTATCTCCACGTTTTGTAGTGCTGTTTCATTTTCAAAGGCTGGGACCCACCAGACTCTGATAGTAGAAAATTTGCCGTCTTCCTTACGAATGTTTTGATGCCCGTAACAATCATCTCCACTGTTCATATTCTTAATCTGTTCTTGGATCTCGGCTCTGTTGTAGTCATTGAAGCCCCTGTTCTTTAGGAACTGTGTTACTCCACTCATTGTAAACTTAGTAAGACCATCCTCTGTCCAAGGTTTGCCCATGGATAATTCCTCGGGAGATACGGCTCGGATGCGGCTGGTGCAGTAGTTGGTAAGTAGTTCCTTGAACTGACCACTGATCGTAAGTTCTTCGGGGACATCCATCTTTACTGACTTGGACATCAGGCCGTTGATCATCTGTTGCCAGTCGTTGGCCTTCATCAGCGGGGGCATCATACTTAATTGATCCATGCAGGACCGCTGCCACAACGTCTGGTTCTGCAACTGTTCTACAGTTAGCTGAAGTCTCTGCCCATCAACGTCCATGAAGTACATCCTGGGCTCGGACAACATGATCGTAAGACCACCAACACTGGGCGCATCAGGTGCGCTGCTTCCTATACCAAACGGTCTGGACTTACATATCTTCTTGTCACAGTGATCCTTCAACGGGCAGATGTCACACTGAAGAAAGTATTCCTTCTTCATCAAAGACTTTTGCAGATCTACAATCTCGCCAGCTTCTAAGGCGGGACTGCACAGCATGCGGTTGTAATCCTCATGGTGCTTCTTCCAATCGTCAGGCCACTTGAACCTGCAATACACACCCACATTAAACATAAAGATGTTGCGGAACTCAGTCACCGAACCTTGGCTGGAGATAACTTCCAAGCAGTAGGGCCCGTCAGTAAAGTGTGATCGCTCACCACCAAAGGTCATCTCGTCTAGGTCCGAGGCAGATACACGAGCCTTGCTCACTGCCTTGTGGAACTGGGCCATGGTCATCGACTCGCCCTTGGCGTCCAACGCATAGCGTGTCGTGATGTCACCACCAAAGTATGGCATGTTGATAAAGTTACCAACGTCCCCTCGATCAGCAAGGATCTTGTCCTGCTTGGGGAATATCTCACACCCGCTGTAGCCCAGCGCGACAGACATCTCGGTCAGGTATTCTCGGACCAGTGCCGCCGGCTCCCAATCCTTGGTAAACAAATAAAGGTGGGCGCCACCGGACTTAGACCTGCACATAATCAACGGCAGCTTCATCTCATAAACCTTATCGTTCAGAGCTTTCAAATCTAAATCATAAGTATCGATATCAAGAGCGCCGAACTTACACATGTTGTCTTGAGTAATAGGGATGGAGCCCACGCCCATCTTGCCTTCGATATGTTCCTGTATCTTTTCTTCTGTAAGAGCGCCCCGAACAACGCGGCTATCAGACTCGGCCTTGCCGTTCCGACCGGTACGACCAACAACAGTTGTCCCGTGAGCCGCACCCGATCCCTCGAACGCCTCTATTAATTTTTTTGCATCTGACATTATTAGCCCCTTGGAGAAATAAAACAGGGTAGATCTTGTAGAAAAGATCTACCCTAACGTTACTTAAAACGGTATTTCATCTTCCAAGTTTGATGTTGCTGACTCATACGCTGTACTTTCTGAGGCATTCTTTGTCTCATCGTCTTCTGATGTAGCCTTAACTTCACCGGAGACACAGGATTCACGAAACTTCTTAGCTTCTTTCAAGATGTCCCGATCAGATACAAGTCCGACCTTCTCGACAGACCAGTTGGCCCAGTCACCTTGGTCATTGCTATCTTCAGTGGAGGTTAGTTTCCACATGGTAGCGAAGACGGCTGGCGTAACCATAGCCCCTGTCTTAGGGTGCTTGATCTTCTGCATAGCGATCTGTGTCTTCCAACGACGGCTGTGCTTTAAGGCACTAGACTTCATGTCGATCACAGCGAGTTGAAACATCCCATCGTCACTAAGAACTAACACAAAGTGTTGATCAGACTTAACCAGTTCGTTGCCATGCGGTAAGATTTCCTTGGAACCTACACGGTTAGTGCGCTGAAGGATTGGATCAGCCCGTCCGATCCAATCCTTCAGCGCACTAACCTACACGGGTAGTGCGCTGAAGGATTGGATCGGACGGGCTGATCTCTCCCTTGTAACCACCACCTTGCTCACGAGGTACGAACTCAAGATACTTAGTAACCTGATAGCAGGGGATAACTGTTATACCAGTGCTACCGTCCCAGTATTCCTTGGTGACATTGTTATAAATGCTACCCAGTTCTGCACCCTCGATGTACTCAGGCTTTTTCTTGTTGAGTTGTGGGGATAGTTGCTGACCTAAACGAATAAAAGGTATCTCTAATTCGCTGGCGTCAAACACTGTACCTTCGCCGGCACTGTCAAAGATATCATCCAAAACATCTGTGCTTAACTCTGCATTTTTTTTCGTTGCTACTGCGTTTCCCATTATGTTTTCCTTTTGATTTCTGCTGCGTTTGCTATGAATGCCCCGAACATGTCGAGGTTGATTGGTTTCCCTGCGGTCACACGTTCTTTGATGAACGCCTTGAGTGTGCTGGGATGGACGTGGGTCTTGGTCGAAGGATCAAAACCTTTCTCGCGAAGGATGCCAACGACATCTCCGGCCAGATTGTCTTGGCCCTTACCAAAGGAACAAGTGATGTCATTCTTTATGATGTCATCAAGATTGTTTTCCCGTAGCCAATCGAACGCCTGTTCTTTATTAGCGGCTGGGATAGACGCATGTACCATCATCTTACGTTGGACAGTGAGCCCGTCTACATCGAGACGTTCAACACCCATTTCATCCATCAATGCTGGTATGTTTTCTACTGAGAGCTTATGTTTCTCAGCCTTCAAAGACTTCAGATGCACTTCAGCATCATCGATCTGGTCCTCCACGTTGCGGAGTTTTCGTACAAGGTTGGATAGATCCTTCCCCGTTCCTACTGTGACATCAGCCAGAGCTTGGCCTTCGTCAAACATGTCTTCAAATATATCACTCATAAGTATTCCCTCTTCAGAGTTGTGGTTGACACACAAGCAATGGTGTGCAAAAACTACGATACAGGAGGAAACAGATGACTGTCAACTATAAATTTAAAACCGTACCATATGACCACCAAAAGACTTCCTTGGACGCAGCCGGAGATAAAACATCCTTCGGCTTCTTCATGGAGATGGGCACTGGTAAATCTAAGGTGCTGATCGATAACCTTGGTCAGCTATTTGTAGATGGTAAAGTTAACTTCGCTTTAATCATCGCGCCGAAAGGTGTGTATCGTAACTGGGTAGCCAAAGAAATTCCTCAACACATGTCGGATGACGTACCGCATCGCATAATCCGGTGGGTGTCAGTCGGAAACAAGAAGCAACAGGCTGAGGTGCAGTCGGTGAAGGAACCATTCTCTGGTCTTACCATCTTTGTTATGAATGTTGAAGCGTTTTCTACAAGCAAAGGACAAACAGCAGGCAAGTGGATGGCTAAACACTTGGGCCAACACGGCATGATAGTTGTTGATGAGTCCACAACCATAAAGAATAGCAAGGCCAAGCGCACCAAGGCACTCATAAAGATTGCCGAAGGGTTCCGCTACAAAAGATTGCTGACCGGATCACCCATAACTAAATCACCTATGGATATCTATGCACAGGCAGAGTTCCTCGGCCCTGGGATGTTGGGTTATGATTCCTTCTATGCATTCCAAGGTCGGTATGCTGTGCTTCAGCGCAGAACTATGGGGGCCCACGCCTTTCAACAGGTGCTGGGGTACAAGAACCTAGAAGAGTTGACCGAAAGAATAGATCGGTTCAGCTATCGGGTGCTGAAGAAAGATTGCTTGGACCTGCCAGAGAAAACATACACTGCCAGATACGTTACACTGACATCAGAACAGGCGAAGATGTATGACGACATCCAACGGCAAGCTCTGTTGCTACTAGATAACGGGGAGTTGGTCACCGCACCAGCAGTAATCACCCAGCTTCTAAGGCTGCAACAAATTATGTCAGGTCATCTGAAGACTGACGACGGTACGATGCTGTCGTTCCCAACACGCAGGATGGATGCGCTACTAGAAATCATGGACGAACATGATGGCAAGGCGATCATCTGGTCTAGGTTCCGGCATGACATAAAAGAAATCACAGCTACATTAAACAGAACCCTCGGTGATGGATGCGCTGCCGCATACTTCGGGGACACTGGCGACGATGAGCGCCAGGATATTGTTACTAACTTTCAGAATCCTAATCATCCTCTCAAGTTTTTTGTGGGGAATCCAGCTACCGCAGGGTACGGCTTAACTTTGACCGAGGCTAATCTTGTGGTATACTATGCCAATGACTTCAACTTGGAGACTCGTATCCAAAGCGAAGACAGGGCACACCGAATCGGTCAGAAAAACCCTGTCACTTATGTCGATCTAATTAGTGAAGGTACACTCGATGAGCGTATCGTTAAGTCACTTAGATCTAAGATTGATATCAGTGCAAAAGTTCTTGGAGAGGATGCTAGAGAATGGCTGACACTAAAGCCGGCGAAATAAAACACGATGCCGCAATAGAAACTATGGTTGATTATAAGCGTGGACTAAGGAACCTGGACACTGGTTCTAAGATGCTGTCCTTGCAGACGGGACTAGACGAGGACATCTCTGCACTAATCTTGAAGTCCATGAAGAGGGACAACGTAACTCAGATCCGAGGCTATAGTAAAGAACCGGAGAGACTTCGTAAATCAAAGATAGGAAAATCAAATGAGCCTAAAAGATAACTTCGAATGTCGTTACGATCAGATCAAAGCAAAGTTTGCAGAGTTTCATAGTGAACATCCAGATGTCTATCAGTGGGTAACACAGTTCACGTTTGAATTGATTGACCGTGGCTATGAGAACTACTCGATCGATGGTGTGTTAATGAGGGTGCGCTGGGAGAAGGACATCTACTACGATACATCTGTCGGGTTTAAGATTAACAATAACTTCTCAGCGTTCTATGCTCGTATGTTTATGGAAGAGTATCCAGATCATGAAGGGTTCTTTCGTACACGCAGGCAGATCAGCCTGATGGCGCCGGCGATTAATCAAGACGAGCTAACGCCAGAGTTCTTTGATGCACTATAGACTACCAGATGGAAATGTACTGATAAGTTTTTCGGGGGGCAGGACCAGTGGGTTCATGCTCCACGAAATACTAAAGGCGAACGACGGTCTTCCCGAAAGGTGCAAGGTGTTGTTCGCCAACACTGGTCGAGAGATGCCGGAGACGCTGGACTTTGTACAAGAGTGCAGCGAAAGGTGGAACGTTCCTATTACTTGGCTAGAATATAACCGGCGTGATAGTAAAGTAACCTTTGATATAGTCAACCATAACAGTGCCAGTCGTACAGGCCAACCGTTCGAGTCCATGCTGACCAGCGCAAAGATACTACCCAATGTGCATCGACGGTTCTGTACCCAAGAATTAAAAGTAAAGACAATTAAAAGATACCTAGTGTCTCAAGGTTGGAAGACCTGGGCCCAAGCAATCGGCATCCGCAAGGATGAAGGCCGTCGCATCAAGGTGTCTAAAGAAAAACGATGGGACAACTGGTATCCATTGAACGATGCTGGCGCCACTAAGGCTACGGTCATGGAGTTCTGGAACGCACAGAAGTTTACACTGAATTTATACGGGCCCAATGGTGTGACACCCAAAGGTAATTGCGATGGCTGCTTCCTTAAATCTGAGGCCACGCTTGCTATGATGTGGCGCGAACACCCCGATCGAATGCAGTGGTGGGCTGACGTGGAAACCCGTAGGTCAAAAGAGATAGGTAAGAAGTGTCACTTCCATGAGAGCCGGACATACGCTGGGCTGGGAGAGTTTGTCAGTAGGCAAGGGGACTTTATCTTTGATGATGAAGCCTATCTATGCCAAGCAGATGACGGGGAATGCACTGGCTGAAACGTAAAACGAGGCGGATAGTGTCCAACACCCCGCCTCGCTTCTTGTCATTCAAAGTAAAACCCTCAAGTCAGAGGACACGGGATCCCCATCCCGTATTTATTATGTAACATCTTTCCCGCCTTCATCATAGGCTTTTCTTATCAAGACAGATAGCTGCCGTGCCATCGAGCGTTGTTCCTCGTCAGCTAACGTGTGAAGTTTAGCGTGATCCTCTAACAGGACGGCCACGTTTCTAAACTTAGGCGCTTCTTTGGTAGGTGCGTTCTGCATGATGGTCTCCTTGTATGTCACCTGTTGATTACTTCTACAAGGTATGTGACCCAAACGCAAGTCAGTCCTCAAAGTCTCGTAGTGTAGCCGCCCACATTATCAAAGACCCCATCCTCGTAGGGTCGGTGCTGAAATCAACTCGGCAGATAACAGCACGTTCGTACAACCTGGTGCATGCTCGATGGCATTCGGCTGGAGATGCAGTGTCTAATGTCGTGGATGCATTGGCACTAATTTTATCGGACACCTCCTTGTCAGTCCAAAGTCTACCCGTCTCAGTGTCAGCCCATAGTAGGCGCATGATCTCGTTATCCAGGGTGGATGGTTCTGTCTCACCAAATTTCCTGAGGTCAACAACAGGCGAAGTCTGCTGCGGGATGTCACGAGGTACATCAACACGCATCGCCCTCCAAGGAATAGTTTGCCGCTTGTCTGCGTAGTTGGGTAGAACATAAGCCGTAACCAAACCCCCTTCTCTCAGGTTCATGCGCTCCATGATCCGAGCGTTGATAAAAATCTGTTCACCCGCAGAGTTAACCGCAAACGCACTGCCCGAAAATGATTTCATTTCCACAACAGCTTCCATCCTAGTGGTATCTAAAGTACTTTCCATTCGCCATTCTCCCTAATTACTTTTTTCTGACCTCTTAGCTCTATGAGCCAAGTCTTTATCATGCACTGCTTCACCTTTAGCTGGCGCTGTAGCATGGGTAGTGTCCAGAGTGGACGGGTCTTCATCAGCCGCAGCATATAGAACCTGATCATGTCTTCGGTCAGCACTATATCTGGTCCACGCCTCTGTGTCGGCCGGCATATAGCCATCATCCTCTTGTTCTCCAACGGCGCCACCTTCGCCATCGCCTGCCCGAGTTCTTGCTCGGTGTACTTCATCTCGTAGTCTTTCATTTTCTATCCACAACTCTTCTTCTAACCAATCAAGGTAGTCGGCCACCGCATCTAGGATATCGGCGCCGATCTTTTCTGGGGGGACGCCGCGCCTTATGCCAAGGGCAATGAGGCGAAGCTGGTAGGATCTATCAGATATTGTATCCATCACGACGCAAACCCTCTACAAAAGTTTGAAGCTCACGCCGCGCTCGATCCAAGTCTTGAGTTGTATTCGAGTGTGGATCATTGCTGAGTGACGAATTAATTCTGCCATCAACTTGGTTGCGAAGAAATCTAAGCTCCGCATCCTGGGCAGGGTTCAATGGTTTACTCATCGTCATCGTCCCACCCCTCGATCTCGCCATCGCCATTGCAATTATCGCAGACCATAGTCTGGCAATCCAAGTAGCCATAGGGGTTGCAGTTTGACATGGGAACTGGAACCTCGAACTCCATGGTTCCCTCGCCCGAACATTCGGGGCATGTGATCAAAGGTATTTCCGGTACTTTAGCAATCATAGTCATAGTATATACTCCTTAGTTAAATGATATCCTGACTGGCATATGTGTGCCGCGCTTATACTTCTTCTTAGTTCGGGCCACGCCCGTCAAACCATTCCATGAATACGTTGTGTCGTACCCATCGATGACGTTCTCAACTCTGCGGACGTAGTTAGTGTCACACTTCTGTTGGTTCTGATACCCGACCACCTGTTGGTTGCCATTCTGTGCAACGTCCGCCCCGAAGATAGCACCCAACACAGTCATAGCATCTCGTCCATCACCGCTACCAAACTGGTTGCCGATCGCGCCGCCAAGCACAGCCCCGAACAAAGTATCGATCGGGTTAGATGGTCCGCGGCTCCCGTACATAGGGACAGATACATTGCGGCATGAGTTAACAGGATCAGAAAAAGTAACCTGTCTGTACACTGGGCGGACATCCACCACATGCGCCTTGACGTTGTATGTCTCAGCGTGGACCGCGGACGAGGCACATACTAAGCCTATTAATAAACTCTTATACATTTTTTGTTTCCTCCTGTTGTTTAACTCTTTGATTGACACCCAGATTATATATCAACTCATCTCTAAAATCGACAAGAGATGTCATCATCTCATCGGTATCCGCTTGAGCAATCTCATCCAGCTTGTTTAAAACATAATAAACATACACATAATCTTCTTTCATACGTCCCATAACTACACGTTCTCCCAAAAATCAACGGACATCTTGGTGCGCTTGGAACCATAGTACTTAATTATACGCTCCAATATATCACGAGGTGGAAAAAAGGGTCCACGCTCATACCGAGACAACATCGACTGAGATATACCTATCGCATCTGCCACCTCAGTTTGAGACACACGCCGTGCAGGATTAACCACAGAAACAATGCGATGCCGAAGCTGTCGCAGTTTCTTGTGGTTGAACTTTAACTCGAACACATAATCCTCCATCACCAACTCCCATAGTATTCGACAGACTTCCAAGTGTTGTCTTCCTTGTCCAACCAATCGGCTGCATCCCGTAGCATCTTCAAGGTCTCCGCTACTTTCTCCGGCTCCTTGTGCCACGCATCGATCTCCTCTCGGTAGCCTGCGTCCAGCAAATCACCTTGCTCCACGGCATCAGCAATCTTACGCAGATCGTCCGACTCCAATTCAAACTTAGCCGAGCCATCCTCGCAGTAGTTATCGTTGATGTAATTGTGCAGAGCCCAATGCTTGCGCCAGTATCCCATCTGCAAACGCTGGCTCTCGACAGGATAACTATCGACCTTGGCCCTCGGTAAATTGTCCTGATGCTCAGGAACAAACTTGTCCCCAGTTAGATACATGTCTAGTCCCATTACGATCTCCCCTGCTTTGCCATTATGTCTTCAATGCTTTCCCGCAAATCTAAGTCGAAGGTCAGGGTCAGCCGCCACTCATCCGCGCATGCTAAGTGCGTTGCCATCTGATCTGCCATCTTCC